GTTTCCCAGTCACGATCACCGATTCCGTAAACTCCTTTCGCAGTAGCAGACCCAAGATCACGCGCAGCGCTATCCAAAGACTCTAGCAAACTCTCTAAACGACCTTGCAAACTTGATTCGTCTGGAACTTCTCCAACTTCACGCAACGTACCAATCAAATCGCTAACCAACTGAGGGATAGCAGTCATGGCCTGCCTAAAACCCGTTTCCGCTTTAATACGTTCAACCTCAGCGGCAATTTTAGGAATCTCAGCCTCAAGCTTTCCAGTTTGAGCGTATGAAAGATTCGTGTCTGCCGCAATCTTACGAGTTTCAGTCTGTATCTTTTGAACTTGCCAAGACGCCAAATTCTCCTGCGTATCCGCTTGTTGCTGAGCAACGCCAACCTGCATAGCAGAATTAATAGTAGAACCAAGATCAGGCATAGTAGCCATCGCTCCGCCTGGTGTGCTGGCTCCACCAAGTTTAGCGGCCAGAATTGGATTAAGACCTGCCGCCTTTAAATCTGCCATCTGCCGTTGATAGGCAGTATTAGACATATCCTCTTGGAAGCCCATCTGCTTTTTAGCAGATGAGCGGTTAAACAAACCAGTCGCAATACTTCCGACCAATGGTCCTGCGACTTTTCCAACAATGCTAGATAAAAGACCCATTAGAAATGATCAATCAAGCCGGGAACAGAATAAAGCGGTATAGGCCGCGCACACTGTAAGTTGAAATAACAATCCATAAGGAAATCCGGTTCAGTAGTCACCGCAACCACTCGATCCATAGGTGGAGTCTCCTCGATAAAGGTCTGATTCAGCCCAGGCAAAGACGAGAACTCTTGCGACAAATGCCAGGCATCCAAAGTCGCAGCATCATTAGAACGCAACTTACCCGTAATCAATGAAGGCTTATATCGATACTCTGCCCAACGCTCTTGATAGCCAAATACGCGCTCATTGTCCGGAGTACCAGTAGCACCAGTATCAGTAGCAGGATCTTGGCAATACAACTCTTTCATCAAAGTAGATTGTTCACCAATATGAGCCAAAGCAGGCCAGAAATAATCATAGCGAGTAGAACGAGAGTACATGCGGTTAAGACCTTGCTGGTAAGTCAAATCCGCACGCACCGAAGCAATACCCATAACTATGCAATGCTCGGTGAAGGACTTAGTGAAACCACCACCATTAACAGTCGCAGTGCCATATGCAGCCAGAGTACCTTGTGGCGTAGTGCCGGACTCACTGGTCTGAGGGACAGAAGTAACATTAATCGGGGTAGAGTTACCACCTAAGAACTCAGGCCGATAAGTAACATCTTGGAACTGAACACCAAAATGAGCCTTTACAATTTCGGAATAACGAGTACCAGAACGCGCATCACGCTCTAACAATTTTTGAATCTGGAACGCCTGACGAAGCTGGTTAACAGTCGCAGCAGTAGCCGACGCAAGATCGGCATAAATATTAGAGGCAGTAGAACCGCCGGCCTTCCAAGCGATCGAATTCGCGGCATTAGCCGTGTCGTCGTAGAGATAACCATTAGTAGTATCCGTATTGTCTACGTACACAACACCTAAGTCGGACCCGTCATATACCAATGGCGCTGTAGTACCTAATGGCAAATCCACAGCATCACCCTTCTGCAACCAAGGAAGCGAAGAAGTGAAATAATCATGACGCTTACCACGTTTACGCAACGTGTAGTTAGTCGGAGAATCGGGACCATCACCCGTATCAACAGTAGCCGAATCAACTAAATTTTGATCTCGATACCACTCATTATAAATATGATTGTAAGCACGAGTGAACAGAGCGCTATGCTCATAGTCAGGAACTTGAGTAGGCAAACCGAGATAGTCTTGCAAGGACTGATTAGAATAACCAGTAGTTGCAGTAGCAGTGCTAACTGGAACAGTAAAATCAGTTGAGTCACCTGGGTCAACTTGTTCACCACAGAACTTCCTAAAATTACTCCAAATCTGCCGAACCGGCACACTGAAGAAATGAACATCTAAGAACATATTATCCATAATTGGATAAATAGGAGTGTTAAGTCGCGCAAACATCGTTGGATTGAGCGTAAAAGTATCACCCGGAAGCGCCTCATCCACGAAAACGGGAATAAGATAACCAGCATCAAAGGTAGTTTTATAACCGTGCGAACGATTAAATGATGAACGAGGAATATCAGCCGTTGGTGCCTGGCTGAAAGTGTGATTCATAACCGACTGCATTATTTTTGCTCCTTCATGAGACTATCGAGTTTTTCCAAAATCAATTTTGAGATCGATTCACTGATCTCTGTTTCAGTCTTATATTCTAGACCATTGCCCAAAGACTTGGGCGAAATTGCTTCAATCTGTCCAGTAGCATCATCAAACTCTGCAATTTTAAACAAAGTAAACTGGTCAGGGTGTTTAGAAATATTATTCTCTTGTTCTGAATTGACGTTATCTTGAAACGCACGAATGGCAAGACCATCATTGTGCATAAAGAAAGGTTGAGTATAAGCTTTAGCTGCTGAATCGAAGATAGAGTAGACGTTAAGTTTCATTTGATTTCCTCAAGATTTCGTTTTAGTTGTGCAATTTGAGCTTTTTTGACCTTTTCCTTAACTCGAAGCCGGTCAAAGGTATTATCTGACTTGTCCAGCGACCGCATGCGCTGGAGCTTTCTTTCTTCCAGTTCCTCTCCTAGTTGTTCCAATACTGAATCGTAATATTTCGGCAAAGACATTTTTTTACCACGAAGGGTTATAAAGTCTTTATCTGTATCTATTTTGAATTTCTCCAACCATGTTTTGCCAATGCCAGGGCGACGAGACATAAGGCAAAATTCTGGCTGGAGCTGATGGATCTCACCGGTCTCGGGATCGAGTAACTTGTAATGCTCTGCGATTTCTTCTTCATCGCCTTTGCGCTTCTTCATCACATAACGCGCAACATAAGCCGCAGATTCGAAAGTCACATCACCGATTAATGAATGTCCTTTTCTCCACGCCTTTTCCAGAGTGGGTGATCGCCAGAGGTAATTTCCGTTTGACTCTGAGTGTAGAAATTTATCGGGGAAATCGGTACCAAATACAATGGCATGGTAATGAGGTCGATTGGACTTTTCCCCATATTCTCCGCAAGCAAAGTATCGGATATCACAGTCGAGATGCTTTCTAAGTCGCTTGAAAAACTTTTGTAGTTCTTCCTTGTGAATGGAATAGTCATCGGGCATATGCTCCGGTGCATAAGTCAAAGTAATGAAAGCATTGTGCTCGTGCATTTGTGCTTCATGGACACATCGTATCGCCCACTGGCGAGAGTACTCCAGTCTGCAACCAACACAACGCCCGCAAGGAACTGTAACGGGCAAATCGCTGAATCCGTGATTCGGATTAAAGACGATCGGTCTTTTTCCTGTTTTTTCATTTACGAATTTAGCGCGATAGCCCTGGAGAGGGCTATAACAAGGCATTACAGACGAGTACCGCCACGCATGGGACGATTATTCACATTGAAAATGTGAGTACGATCCGCAGTAGCACGGAACAATTTTTTTGAGCCTTTGTAGCTGAGTTTAGATCGTTTAGCCATTTCGCTTTTTCTCCAAGGGTGACTTGGCCAGAAGCGCCAAGATATTAGTAACTATTAGGGCGATAGTATCCCAATTCGTCAAGATTGCATTAACTATCGACATTTAATCCTCAATAGGTTTTCTGTATTCCACATGAATGTGATCCTTTTCCAGTAGAACAACAAAACCTTGTCTTTTCCGTAACTGGTACACCAAATCGCGAAAAACTTTCATCTTTGTTTCGTAATCGAAGTACCTAGTCCGAAAGTCTAGGGCATATCCATAGTAATGCAAAGAACCAGCAGAATGAGTACCGTCAGTTCCAGAGGTAACGACCAATTCTTCACCGTATTCTTTCCAAATGTATTCTGCCACTTGTAACGCTGGCCGCATGACCAGCTGTAATCCGGATAATGATGCGCCATCTTTGATCTGCATAATGATCCTCTTTTTTAGGCCGAAAACGGCCTTTTTTTTAGTACTGCGACGATCGTGACTGGGAAACAATACGGTGA